ACGCCCGCGACATGATCGAGGTGCGGCTTCTGGCCGATCTGGCCCAAGCCTGCAACGTGGCGGGCTTTCCGGTGATGGGGGCGGTGCGGTGAACATGCAAGAAACCTTCCCGACCATCGCCGCAGCTGCGCTCGAATACGCCGCGCGGGGCTGGCATGTGTTTCCGGCGCCACCGGGCGAAAAGAAGTCTCACAAGAGTGCAGAGTATTCCGGCGGGCGCGAATGGGGCGCGACCACAGACCCGGCAGAGATTGCCCGCGACTGGCAGCGATGGCCGCAGGCAAATGTCGGGATCGTTTGCGGGCCGAAATCGGGCTTGCTGGTCATCGAGGCCGATACGGAAGCGGCCCACGGGACAGACGGCATCGGCAATCTTGCCGCGCTGATCGCCCAGAACGGGCCACTGCCTGACACCATCGAGGCGCTTTCGCCTTCGGGATCGTGGCACCTCTATTTCAAATGGCCGGATGGCTGGGATATCGGCAACAGTGCCGGGCTTGTCGCGCCGGGTGTTGATGTGCGCGGCGATGGCGGCATGGTCATAGGCGTTCCGAGCGTGAAGCCGGGCGCGGCAATGCCTTATCGCTGGAAAAACCCGCCGCCCATGTTCGGCCTGGCCGATTGCCCGGAATGGCTGCTGAACCGGTGCCTGAAGCTACCGGAGAAAGCCTCGCCTGCCGGGCGCTTGAAGATCGACACCGGGGGCGGTTCTGGCGGCTTCTGGCGCAACGTGAACGACGCCGCACTGGCCGGTCTGGACGCATGGGCTCCGGCCCTGTTTCCGTCAGCGAAGAAACAGGCCACCGGCGGGTGGCGCGTATCATCCCGCGATCTTGGCCGTGATCTGGAGGAGGATCTGAGCCTGCACCCGGACGGGATACAGGACTTCGGGCCGGAAATCACCATGACCCCGATCGACGTTGTGCAGCAATTCGGCGGTGCGGCTTGGCCGAAGGACGCTGCGCTCTGGCTGTGCGACAAGCTGGGCAAAGACCCCGCCACCCTCGGGTGGACGCACGGCGGCGCGGCAACCGCCGATGGACAACCCCGCCCGAACGCCCCTGACGAAATCGACCTGAGCCAGGACGCCCTCGCAAGCGATCTGGGGGCGCGCAGTTGGGACCAGAACGCCCGGCACGTCGCAAGCTGGGGCAAGTGGCTGTTCTGGACCGGCACCCATTGGCAGGCCGATGACAGGCTCGACCACCTCACTCAGGTGCGCACATATCTGCGCGGCCGCGCAGATGAATTGACCGGCTGGGCCGAACGCAAGGCCGCTGCACTCGACGCCGAAAAGGAAGGCGAGGGCGACAAGCTGCGCCGCTGGGCCAAGGATCAGGCCCGGAACATGCGCAGCAAGAACACCGTCGCGGCGGTTGAAAGCCTCGCCAGATCAAACCGGGCCAGCGTGGCGCGTGCTGATGCCTTCGACGCTGACCCGCTGCTGCTGGGCACGCCCGGCGGCACGGTGGACCTGCGCACCGGAGATCTGCGACAGGCCGAACCCAGCGACATGATCACCAAGCTGACCGCCTGCGCACCCGCCGCACCCGGATCACGCCCGGAAAGGTGGCTGACCTTCCTGCATGAAATCTTTGACGGTGACGCCGATCTGGTGGCCTTCATGCAGCGCGCGGCGGGCTATGCGCTGACCGGGCTGACCACCGAGCACAAGCTGCTGTTTCTCTACGGCACAGGCCGCAACGGGAAATCGGCTTTCCTGAATGTGCTGACGTGGCTCTGGCAAGACTATGCCCGGCGCGCGGCGGCTGAAACCTTCCTGAACACCCAGGGCGAAAAGCACTCGACCGGGCTGGCAGGGCTGCAAGGCGCGCGGCTGGTGGCGGGCAGTGAGTTGCCGGTCGGCAAGACATGGGATGAATCGGTCATCAAGGATCTGACCGGCGGGGATCGCATGACCGCCCGCTTCATGCGCGGCGACTACTTCGACTTCGACCCGCAGCTCACCCTCATGATCGCAGGGAACAATCAACCGTCTTTTAGGGGCGTAGATGAAGCAATCCGCGCCCGCGTGGTGCTGGTGCCCTTCACCGTCACCATACCGCCAGAGCGGCGCGACAAGAGCCTGCCCGACAAGCTGAAGGCCGAAGGCCCGGCGATCCTGCGGTGGGCAATCGAGGGCGCGCTGCAATGGCTCGACAAGGGGCTGAACGTGCCAGCCAAGGTAGCGGCGGCATCAACCGAATACATGGATGACGAGGACACGCTTGGGCAGTTCCTGATCGACAAGACCACAAGAGACCCGGACGGCTTTGTGACCATAACCGACCTGCACGAGCATTTCAAATTCTGGGCCGAAAAACAGGGATTGCACGTCTGGACGCTGCGCACGCTGCAAAAGGACATGAAATCAAGAGGATGGAGAGAACACCGACGCAATTACGGGCGCGGCTTCCTTGGCCTGAAACTCAAAGAGTGACGGTTGTGACGGTTCTGACTCTATTACCCGTATGGCGAAATTTTTCAGTCTCCTTTCCCTATACGGTGGATAGAGATCAAACCGTCACAACCGTCACTTTTCGCCGCAACGATGGCTGGAAAGCCAATCATTCCCACATGAAAGGAACGACGATGACACCGGAAAATGACCTTCACGCGATGCTGTCCATAGAGGAAACATGCGCCGCTGCGAACGCCTTAGAGGCTCGCATCAAGGCGATTGAGGATCTGCCACATGGGCCGCTGCGCGCCCGGATTTGCGCAACAGCGTTCATTGTCGGCGGCTATCAGATGATGCGGCTCCTCGAAGGCGATGAGGCAACGGCGCGCCAGCTTCGCCGGCTGGCTGACATGATCGACGCGCAGAACCAAGGCGCGCACTGATGGGTGGATCGTCGCGAGCGCGTGCCCGCGCAAACTTCCTTGCCACGCGGCTGCGCCAAAAGCTGCGCCTGCGCCGTGAAACGCTTGACGAAATGCAATGTGATAACGTATCTTTACCACAGTGTGATTTGCCCGAGACCGGGCACGCCGCCGAGATATCGGCAGGCCACCCTTCGCCAGAGGCGCAGGAGAAAGCACCCCCCGAAACCGGGGCCGTTTTCTCTGATGCGCGCCCCACAGATGCGAAGGAATTGACTGATGACTCTGCAAGAACTTGAAACCCGCCGTCGCGAAATCCGCGATGCCGCGCGCGCCGTTCTGGCGAAGATGAAAAAAGCCAAGGCCGAGCCGGACCTGCGCCGCCTTGAGGACGAGCATGACGACCTGATGATGCAATATGACGATGTGACCGACCAGATCGAGGACGCGAGGCAAGCCCGCGAAGAACAGACCGCGCGCGAGGCCCGGCTGGCAAGGCGTCCCGGCGCAGAGCCGATTGACGTGCGGACGGACACCGATCCGGCGATTGACGAAAGCCCGGCGCTGAAACCCGAGCAACGCATGACCGCATGGGCGCAGGCGCGCACGCCAGCGACAGAGGACTATCGCGGCCTGAGCCTTGGCGGCTATTTCCGCTCGATGCTGGTCGGCGGCAAAACCGATGTTGAACGCCGCGCCCTGAGCGAGGGCAGCGACAGCGCAGGCGGCTTCACCGTGCCCGGCATCTTGTCGGCGCAGCTGATCGACCTGGCCCGCGCGCGATCCGTGGTGATGACCGCAGGCGCAATGACGGTGCCGCTTTCATCGGACCAGAACCGCATCGCCAAGCTGTTGACGGATCCTGTCCCGGCATGGCGCAGTGAGGCGGGCGCGGTGGCAACCTCTGATCCGACCTTCGGCCCGATTGACCTCGTGCCGCGCAGCCTTGCGGTGCAGACGCTGATCAGCGCCGAACTGCTGGAGGACACGCTTAATCTGGCAACCGAACTGCCGCGCGTCCTGACCGCTGCGATGGCCACGGAACTTGACCGCGTGGCGCTCTTGGGCACCGGCACGGCACCGCAGCCACGGGGCATCGCAAACACGGTCGGCATCGGCACACACGCACAGAACGCGGTCACCGCAAGCTGGGCCAATCTTAGCCGCGCCCGCACCGGCATCCTGAGCGCAAACCACAGCCCGACCGCCTACATCATGCACCCGCGCGATGAGGGCACGTTCACCGATCTTGTGGACGGCACCGGTCAACCGCTGATGGCATCAGCCGGTGTCAGCGCAATTCCGATGCTGACCACGACCAGCATTCCGACAAACGGGGGCAGCGGCGAGGATGAAAGCACGATCATCGCGGGCGACTTCACCCGCCTGTTGATCGGCATCCGGTCTGACGTGCGTGTCGAGATCCTCAAGACCTCGACCTATGCGTCGAATTTGCAATACGTGATGCTCGCACACATGCGGGCGGACGTGGCAGTGACACACCCCGCCGCGTTCTACACGCTGACGGGCGTCGGTCGCGAGGCGTAATGAGAACGGCGGGACAGCCTTTTAGGGGAGGGCTGACTCGCAGGCGAGGACGTTTTGAGGTTGCGGGCCTCGCCACCAGCCCGGCAGGGATCACACCTTGCCGGGCTCACCAGAAAAGGGGAGGGGTAGCCAATTCTTGAAAATCATTGCTTTTCAGGACCGGCGACCAAGCTCGCCTATCACAAACGGTGCCCCGGTTTGATTTTGAAAGGACCAGACATGGCAGAGAAACTGACGCCGACGCCGGATCACCTGAGCGCCGAGGCCGCTGCGTGGTGGCGCGACGTGCTGGAGAATTACCAGCTTGAACCGCACCACCTGAAGCTGCTGCGGCTGGCCTGCGAGGCTTTCGACCGATGCCAGCAGGCGCGGGCCGCGATTGATCGCGACGGCATCACGGTGCCAGCCGGTGACAGCGTGAAAACACACCCGGCGATTGCGATTGAGCGGGATAGCCGCCTCGCCTTCGCCCGCATCCTTCGCGAGATGGATCTGGACACAGAGCCGGTGCAGGATCGACGCCCGCCCGCGCTTCGCAGCAACAGGAGATAATCAGATGCCGATCA